TCGATCTCTGTCCAGCCGCAGTCATTGCTGGGGAGTTCAAAGTTGTAAAAGATGTGCCTAATCCTGTCCGTATCTGTTAATAACGCTTGACTCATGGCTCGACTCCCTTTGATTGCACTGCAATACCCAAATACGTTTTGCCGTTTGCAACGACAAAGCCAGATGGGTCAACATAGACTTTGCCATCGTCGCACAGTTCACCGTTTACATGCACTGTTCTCGGACCTAGAACGCGCACTCCTTGTGCGACCAGCCAAGCGTCTATTGCGGTGGCTGCTTCATCTCCCGTGAGTTTGATGTCAACACCTGGTCCGTATTTAGTCTGTCCATTACCCATACTTATTTGCATGTGTCCCTCCCGAGGACGTGTTGAAGTTTTCCGAGGCAACCAACGAGGGGAAACGGTGTGAAGCCGGTCAGCCCCGCGTTCTATCGGGCGTAGCACGCAATTCATTTACTCGTGCCAACAAGAATGCGATCCTAACCTTTTGGAGATTGATCTGCGTCTGCTGTCTGAAACACTCATTGCTTAATTCTTCCACTGCATCAGCAAGTTTGGATAGTAACGGACCTGCATCGCTGCTCGCCATCCTAGCCTGATCAACGAGTGTTTTCACAGACTGTTCTGTTCTTGGTTCTTGACTCATGACTTATCTTCCTCCGGGTTATTCGCATAGTCCGTAATCTGAATCGCAGGCTGCTGGTTCTTGGAGGACCATCAGGCTGTATTGTTTTCCTCCTCGCGTCGTCTTAGACCAGTCGACAACGTCATCAATAAACCGATACGAACCGTCCTCTCGTGGCATCCTAAAGAAAGATAGGCCAGTACGATTCTCCCACTCTCTTACCTTGTCGATCATCTCCGGGAACCTGGTTGCCCATTCGAAAATGTCCTTCTTGTTCGCGTTAATGCAGGGAGCACATCCAACCCTATTAAATCCCATTTTGTATAAGGGATTGACTTCTTCTCCGTGAAACTTGCAGTAGTCAAAGCACATCTGTTTGGTCCAGTCGACGATCGGATGGTGCAGAGGACACCCAAGCCTATCGTCCCACTCGATCGGGTTCTTGCTCGAACGCTTCCTTGATTCCTCACGCCGAACGCCAGCGTACCTAATAAACGAGAGGCCTTTGTCGATCACGTTCTCCTTGATCCACCTGTTGGTAGGTTTCATCTTCAAGAAGTCAGTGCAAAACTGTTTCATAGACGTTGGAAAAGTCCCTTTGATTTCTGCCAGCCTATCAAACGTCAGTACGTCATCCTCTGCATACTGAAGCCTTCTCTTTCCAATCTCTCCTTTCATGTAGATGTGGCCAATGTCTTTGATCTGTGGGGTCAGAACTATAACCGGATGAACATTTTCCGAGTATTTCTCAATGAACTCCGTCGTGATCGGATGCTCGTTTCCACCGGCATCGCTGTTCAACAGGATGACATCCTCTTTTGGATACCTGTTAAGCACCCATCTAGCCGTAGCCTGGGAGTCGATTCCTCCCGAGAAGCCGACGATATGCTTGACCTTTTTTTCTTCAACAACTTGACTCATGACTCTAACGCCTCCGCTCGTGTTACCCAATCGTCACCATTAACCAAGGCTGGCTTACAACTAAACGCCAACTGCACCATCGAGTTGTGCATACGCTCGATATCGTTCGCGGCCTTGATGATGCTCGGAGCCTTGTGCTTGACCCCAAGTTTGAACAGGCGACGAGCCTGCTCCATAACGCCGGACGACCTGATCTTGTCCGCAACGTCCATAAACTCCGGAATGTCCCGCCAGACCGGCCACAACTCCTCCGGAACGGGATAGCCCTCCTCGTCCAAGTATTCCTCGGGCTGGTCGGCGTGCCTTGGCTGGACCTTTCCGGGGACCACTACGGAATCCTTCGGCAAGGCAGCCGTAGCCTTCGTCTGGTGCGTCCTGGCTGCTTCCGCGTAATCTCGGGTGACTGGATCTCTGCCCTCGTTAGCGGCCCGTTTTTGGGCCTCTAGCACGACCTTGGCTCGATCGCCCTCCGGAACCGCAGAGATAGCCCGAAGATGCTTCTCGGACGTAGGCAATGCGACCCCGGGGTCGCATGTAGCAATCTCCCTGCGTATCTTACCTGCATTAACAAGCCGCTGGGCATGACGGACGGAGATGTTCCGTGACGAGCAGTAGTCCAGCCAGGACGCGAACCCGTCAACCTCGTACAGTTTCCGGGTACAGATCTCCATCAACGCATCGCAGAAGATTAGGGCAGACGCGGCGTGTTCCCGTACCTTCCGGTCCAGTTCGTGAAACTCGTTCAGCAACTGATCGTGAAACCCCAGCCCGTCGCTGCGGTCAATCACTTCCGTAGTTCCTGTGACCGAGTAGATCGGTTTCATCTCGCTGCTCATTTCTCGCTCTGCGTTTAGGAATTGTATCTGGCCTGTACCCTATAAACTTGCCGCATGTACGACAAGTTGTCCGTATGTTGCACGGGAAGTTGTCCGTCCTCTCGTCAACCCAGTCTCGATGCTCGCACCTAGAAAGGTTCGTCGTCGGGGATGTAGGCCTGACGAGGTCCTTGACTTGGCTTGCTGCTCTGGGTTCTTGGTTCTTTGGGACGAAAGGAGAAGGACATGAACTTCCTCCCGTTCTGGCCATCCTTGATCCAAGCGTTCATCCAGAACTCCTTTCCTTCGATCGTACACGATCCCGTGTAGTCAGCGTGCTTCGCCTCGGTTTTCCTGTCGTTCTTGGAAAGCGTTCCGCTGTTGTCGTATGTCCTGTCGGCCATCACATACCCTCTACTTGCTTGAGTGTTGACTTGAAAAATTCCACCATCTCATCCGTACCCATAGCGACACGGCAATTATGCAGTTGAGTCGCTATCATATTAAGCCTCTCCCTTTTGTTGTAATCCGCGATCTTGGCCACCATCAACTCGATAAAGTCCATGCCCTTCTCGGGTGCGATACCACGATCAGCCATGAACTTGATGAACGGTCCTGGCTTCTGAGTCCTGATGGCATCGATCAACTCCTCGGTGTCCTTGGAGAATGATCCAGGAGCCAGCACCATCACCTTGTCTCGCTCGGACTTGGCAAGTGCAACACCTACCAAGATCAGTTCAATCTCCCTTCGGTGGTTCGTTTGCATCTTTAAGCCTCATCCTCATCCAGTTAAGTGTTGAGATAATCGTCTGGCACGGTGCAATCGTCTTACGCCGTGCCCCTGTGTTAGCAATCAGACCGTCGATCGAAAGTCTCTGAAGTGATTGCATGAGTAGCTCTGCCTTGCCTTGAGCCTCAGCCAGTGCGTTGTCCACCTGCTGCGTAGTCTCGAACTTCCGAGGCTTACGCTTAACAAGTGCGTTCAGCATCTCCTGTTCTTCACCCGGAGTTGGCCTTCGCTGTGTCGAACCGAACATCCTGCGGAGCATGTCACCACGCTCCGCTAGGTCATGGATCTTGAGGTACTTCTCAAGCAAGGCGGACTGGTCGTCAATGTCCATCTCAGAGATCGACTTGAGTGCAGACTTCGATAGGCCGAAAGCAAAACGCTGCCAGCCTACCGATAACTTCTGGTACTCAGGTGTCTCTGAGATCTTGGTCATGACGACTTCTTTTCGCGAACCTCGGTCTTGCCTTCAGACCCGGTGAACGTAATCGAGGCTGCCTCCTCGATGAATCCGAAGGAACCGAAAGTCCAATTCTTCCCGAGAATGAACTCCTCGTGATCCTTGTCGATCGCGGCACGGACGATGAGAGACGAACCAGTCTTGGAGGTCTTTCTCGCACAGACCTGACCAGTCAGGTCAGCGACAACGCCGAACTTGTTTTCCTCCTTGTCGATGAACAGGCTGACCCTGTCTCCCGGCTTAATGCCAAGCTTCATGCCATTGAGGTTGTCCTGTTCAGGCACCAGTATGATGATGGTGACAGAACCTCCGTTGAACCTGTGTGCTCTCACGCTCGGAGTAGCGATCTTCTTCTTTCCGAATCCGTGAGGCCGCTTCTTAATGACCTCGATTGCCACAATGTTTTCCCGTAGTTAGGGTTGAAAAACCGGAGCCTATCCCGGAAAAGGCGCTGACTCTACTCCTTCGCTTGGCCGTCCTCAAAGACGACCGCACACAATCCCTCGTCATCCTTGCCGCGAGTTACCAGTTCCATGATGAGTTGGTAATCCTCCTCGCGACAGATCTCCTCCAGTTGCTTGAGCGTGTCTAGGTCGCAGTCCGATCCGTCCTGAGACACCATCAACCGCAACTTCGGGTTCATGGCCATGCCGATCCGTACCGACGCAGCGATACGCTGGGCACGAGACGCCTGCTCGAACGGCAGCCCGTTGAGCATCACGCCTTCCTCGTCCAAGGACATCCCCGGAACAGGCCACTTGGCTTGCTCCATTGCCTTCCGCTTGGCCTCGGTGATCTCCTCCAGTTGAGCAGTCATCGAGTCGGCCTTGACCGTTGCAGACCGAATCTCGCTGTCCAACTTGCCCGCAGCAACACGAGCCTCGTGCTTCTGGTTCAGTTCTTCGGCGGAGTCGATCTGTTGCTTGATCGAGGCGGTGTCAACTCGCTTGGCAGATGCAGCCTCCTGCTCCAGCGTGTTGGCGGTCTCCATCGCGGTGACAAGATCCTTCTCTGCTGCGTCGATCGATTCCTGAAGTTTCTTCAGAGCATCCTTCTTCCGTGCGATGTCCTCCTGAATCCTCGCTGCATCGACCGAAGCAGTGTCGGCCTTACGCTTCTTGGCGTCAGCCTCAGCGTTGACCTTGTTGGCTGCGTCCAGTTCGGCCAGCAGAGACGACACCGATACCTTCAGTTCTGGTGCATCCTTGGGGACCTTGACCGCAGCACGCCGGGCTTCGAGTTCCTTGACCTGACGGTTGACGACAGTGCGTTCCGCGAAGATCTTCTGGTGCTCTTTGTCCTGGTCGCTGAAATCCAGACCGAGCATCTTGCGAATAATCTCCGCCTGATCCTTGGGCTTGGCTTGCTCGAACGACATCGGATCGAACGCTCGCAGTGCGTACAGCCCTTCGAGCAACTTGCGTGGCTCTGGAGATTCCTCTCCGGTGCTGTCCAGAAGCCGGAACGACTCCTCGATCTTGCCTCCTCGACGACGCTTGTACCCGAGTTCGATCGTGTAGCCCTTGAGGTCTCCCAGATCCTCGTCTCCCGACAGGTCCACCTTGACCCAGCCTTCGTCCTCGCCTTCCTTGAGTGCGACCTCTGGGAAGTCCATCTTTCGCTTGCCACACAGAGCCATGAGCAACGCCTTGATGGCACTGGTCTTGCCCTGTCCGTTGCGACCACCGATCAACACCAGATGGTGGCCTTCCATGTTTAGGTCCAAGTCACTGACCCGAAGGATGTTGTGGACCTCTAGTCTCAAGACTCTCACTCTGCAATCTCCCCTAACCTGAGTTCAGACCTTCTCAATTCAGTGAGCAGGATTAACTCATTGAACGAAGGACCGTCAATCTTGTTGCTCTTTAGCAACGCCTCTGCACGTTCTCTGCACGCTGCCATTTCTGCCATCGTGCTCATCTTCTGGATCTTCTCGGACAGCCTGTCGATCGCCTCTTGGCCTGCACGAGACCGCTCCTTCAGTCCGCTGACGTAGTCCACGTCGTCGAACATTCCGAGAAAGATGTCAGCGTTGAAACCTAGTTTGGACAATGCCTTCGAGGTTGCACTCGTCTGCAACTTCTTGAGGGTGTCCTGGCCAGGCTGAAACCTGGAATCGACAACAATCGAAAAAGAACCACCCGGATAACGGAATGTAGCCTTCAGCATGGCCGTCATTTCGTCTCCAATCTGTATCGTCTTGATCTCGATGTCATCCAGACCCCATTCGCCACCGTATGGACCCCACAATTTGGTGGCTTCCAAGTTCTGATACGTCGGGTCAATTGCAGTGTACTTACGGGCAGTTGCAGGATTGCGACCAATGACAACCGGCTTTGTTCGCTTTGGATCTGTGGTACAGACGCTGTTCCACAGTTTCATGTTCTGCTCTAACGTCACAGTGATACTCCCAGTTTCTTGAGTCGAATCTTGATCTGATCTACAAAGCGGAACACCGACTCCTCGATGTACTCCGCGTACTGCTCATCACGCTCCACGCGGATAACGTGCTGACGAAGCCTGTCGTCTTTGATGCGTGGATCGTAGCTGACGAAGTCGCACCACTTCCGGCCAGTCACCCACATGTTGCCGTGTACCTGTGGATCGTACTCCTCGGGGACCTTGTCCTCTAGGATCGTGTTGATGTGGACTCGGGTGTTGTACGGACACTTGATCTCAAGCACTCCGTCCGTGCCAACCAGAGCGTCAGGCGAGCATCCGACGAATGGGTTGTCCGGATGCAGCACGAACGGCGATTCTTCGATCGTCACGCCGCGTTCGAGGATGTACCACGTCTTGGCAAACTCCTCGTGCTTAGAACCCCACGCCATCTCCTTCGACGTATAGGTGTCTGCCGGAACTCCAGTCAGGATCTCTCCGACGATTTCCAGCATGTAGTTAAGGCCGGTCTTAGACAGTCCGCGTTTCTGTAGCACGTCTGCAAAGCGACTGCCTGTCACCTTGCCGCATCGTGCTTGCAGCCATTCCTGTGATCCCTGTTCCACTTCCAACTCCCGTTGTTAGGTTGTTCTCGATCATGATAGTGTCGTGATCGAGACAGTGGAAGTGGGGTGTGAAAAGATTTTTCAGGAATTGTTACAGGCTGTTCTTCAGCAGCAGAACCGTAGCCGTTTGTGCCGTCGTGTCTGCGTTTGCGAGGATGATGTCCTGTAGAGTATCGCCTGCGAACGGGTTCGTTCCTGTGGCATTGGAGATCCAGAACCAGCCTTCGTTTGCCGGAACGTCTGCTGCAACCTGCGATGCAGGAACCGTGTCTCGAACGTTCATCGACATTCGCTTCGGAGAATGAACGACCATGCCCTTGATGTCGTCTCCGGCATGAGAAAACGACAATGTCGTCTCCTTGCAGATCGTGAGTGCCGTGGACGCCGCAGGCAGATTGTCACCGCTACCTCCGGACCCGATCGAGATTGTCGTTCCACTTGTCGCACTGACAGCGACGTTGTACCTGTACCCACCTGACCAGAACACTGCGACCTTGTCCGCCGTGGTGATCGAGTGCGATGCCACCGTGACGACACCTACCGAATCGCTCGTCCGTGTCGTGAGCGTACCGGACACTGCTGCTGGCAGACTGACATCGCTCGATGCCTGCGTCTCATCCTCTCGACTGACGACCGAGTCGATCGACTTCAACCCTAATCTCCAACCGATGTATGCAATCAACTGACTCATTTGTTGGCCTCGTTTTTCTTACGTTCTGCTGCACGTTCTTTCGTTCGCCTAGCCAGTACGTTGGCCAAGCCCTGTAACTCTAACGCTACCTGACGATCCTCGGGAGACATCTGTGCCAATTGCTCCTTCGAGAAGTACACCCGCTCGAAAGCCTTGGCTCCAGCACCCTTCATCCTGGACTCCAGTAGGTCGCGTACAATCGCGTCCTTGGAGCCTGGAGATACGTCCGTGACTCGGAGGCCAGTCAGCGTGTTGAGCAGCGCAGGAACGCCGGGGAGGGGCACTGGCGAGGCTTCGCTGAGAGCACCGTAGTCTCCAGCCTTCCTCGGGTCAGTCAGCGTCCTAGCCGTGGTCAGCAAGGATGCAATCGGAGAGTTGGCAGCAGCGACTTCGAGCAACTGCGGAAGTTGCACGGCGTCCTTCTGTCCGGTCACGTTCGCGAGGATTCGTCCCATCAGCGGGTCTAGTTCGTCGAGCGGCCTGCCTCCCTC